CTGATGCCATATTAATCTTTCTTTATAATATATTTACGTCTTAATTGTCTAGGTTTAACCAATGCAAAGATCTCAGCTTCTGTAAGTTCTAAGTCTTTATCAAAACCATGATGTGCAGTTGATGTATATTTAAATCTATCAACTAGAACATAGCGATAGATATAATCTTTATTTTGGAAATGTAAAATAGTTTTTGGTTCGTTGATTTTCTTCATGATTGATAGTGGGGATTTTACTCCCCACTATAAATATCTCTTTTAAATTAAGCTACTACGTAAAAAATAGCGATTTTAAAAGTACCAGTTGATGTACCGCCAGTAGTGATAATGATATCAGTTTCTGCTGTATATTCATAACCAAAACCATCAATAGCATTCAATCTAGTGATTGTTGCTGCAGAGTCAGTTGCAGTTGATGTGATAAATCTATCGTCATCAGTTGCATCACCAACTTTAGCAGTTGTGCTTGTACCCATATCATCAGCTTGAAGGATTACTTCATATACAATCGCACCAGCTGGTAATTTAGCAACATAAATACTTCCTGCTGCTAAAGAACTTGCTTCGTACGTATCGTACTGAACTCGTAAACTTCCACCCCATTTAGATACGTCAACCATATCTTTTGGTGTGTTCTGACTTAATTGGTAATTTACTCCATTAGCCATAGTGTTCTCCTATTAGTTAGTTATTATTCGTCGCAAGCTATTTCTACAACTTTTTCTTCTTCCATACGAGTAGCACCGATGCTCATGCAGTAGTAAACTTGAGTGCTGTAAGATTTATCAGCTCTCTCGTCTATTCTCGCCATTACATCTTTACCGATTGCTAATTTAATAGCATCAGCAGTGAACGCATATGCAAGTCTGTCGTCTGTATTAGTTGCGTCAAATTTTAATCTATTAGAAACAATGAATTTAAATCCTAAGAAAGAATCTAATTGTCCCTGAGCTAGAGCTTTAACAGTGTTAAAGTCGCTAGAAGTTACTTCAGTTTCATTTAATAGATTGCTAATTTGAGTTGGACCACACACGAAGAATCTAGGTAAACTAGGATCAACGTCTGCTAAGTCCAATATTTTTTTAGCTTCTAATAGTTTATCAACAGTCAAACCTGTAGTTTGGTTTGATGCAGAGTATGGCTTTTGTCCAGCTGGTAATGATACAGAAGTAGATCCTGTTTCACCAGTGTACGAAGTACCACCTAAAGCAGAAATGATAACATCATCCATCGCTCTTCCCATAGCAGCAGCCGCAGCTTTTGCATAAGAAGAAGTTGGATCAATTAGCATTCTTACTTTGTCTTGATTGTCTATTAGATCAGCCCACTCATAGTCAGCTAAGCTAACTCGTCTTCTTGAGTGAGGTGTATCAATCTGAGGTGTATCCGCGTGTCTAGAAGTTCTTAGAACAGCAGTAGTTTTACCTACTTGATCAAAGAAAGCATTCTTACCAACAATCGTTTCAACATCCACAGCGCTTCTTAAATACGATCCCATTTGTTGAGATAGCATTTGTACGTTTGAACTGTACTGCTGTACAAAAGCAGTTGTTATTTGATTTGACATATTGTCATCTCCATTGGTTAAGTTTAATTAAAAATAAACGAATGGATTTTCCACAATGTGGATCTATTCTAGAGTTTTACATCTTCGTAGATGTTTGTCTTTTCCAAATGCCAATAGGGTCTAAAAGATTATCCTAATGATTTGCTCTATACATCAGTTAGCTGTTGTCGTAAAGCAAAAACTTCTTGTACAGCTTTATCGTGATTTGGATGAGATTTATTCCAATATGCAGATCCTGGAGCTTGTAATTTAGCTATTTCGCTCTCTATTTCATTAGGAGTTAAATAGTTTGGACCAGATTGAGCTACAAAATTATCTTCTCCTACCATTTCAGCTAATTTAGCAAATGCTTTAACAACTTGTGGATGATCACCTAATTTAACACCACTTTCTAAATTCATGTTAAGAACATCTTCTCCAACATATTCTCTAGCTAATTGAGATGCTTTAGTTATCTTTTGTTCAAAAGCTCTACCAAATTCTTTACGAAGTTGTTGTTCGCTTTCAACACGAGCTGTTTCAGCAGCAGCATCTAAACTTTTTAAGTTTTCTGCCATCATGTCATTATAAAATTTAACAACACCATCTGCTTGTTGTGGTAATAAACCTAATTTATGAGCTTGCTCAGAAAATACTTTTAAAGCGCCTTCATCAATGTTTGTATCTTCAGATATATTATATTTATATTCTTCAGGAGATTTGGGTCTGCCTAACTTATCATAGACTACATTCCAATCTTCCTCAGTTGCATGTTTATTAGGTAGTGGTATTTTTTCTACACCAACTAATTTTTGTGCATGAATATAACTTTTAGCTAAACTATTAATATCTTTAATAGGAGCTAAAGATTTATCTGCTCTGATATCTTCTGCTAGACTAGCTTTCCAGTCTGCAGCAGCTTGTTCAACTACACTTGTAACATTATTATTTACTGGAGAAGTCGCTGGACTTCCAGATGGTTGAACTGCTTGTTCCACCATTCCCTGTTGATCACTCATTATTTCCTCCATTTTTTTTGTTGATCATTGATTTAATAAATAGATAGACAGATCTTTGTCCCTCTAAATATGCGCTCTCATAACTATCTCCTTTAACAAAGGTAGTTACGTTAGCATTACATCTTCGCTCTAGATCTTCAAGAACCTTTTCTCCGTTCTCAGATCCAAAACAAATCTTATAATTTGTGTTTAAATTTTTTATATCTCTATTGTTCATTTATCGCTTTTAGTGCAGGTGCAGCTTTTCCAGCAGCTTCAGCAACTTGCATTTGTTGTTGCATCTCTAATTGCTGTTGTTGCATCTGTTCTCTTTGCAAGCGAATTTGTTGTACTTCAACATCTGATTTCATAACCTTAGCTGGTATACCTAAAATATCTTGTATATATTTTACTAAACCATTTACATCTATGTGATCAAACACAGGAGCAATGTTTTGTAAAGAACCAAATATTTCTACCCCTCTCATAATTGAGGATAACTCTGAAGTCTTTTGAGCTTTAGCTAATGGAGATACATATTCTATTTCAATATCTTGATCTCCTAAAAATTCAGGTGGTTCTGGGAATTTTTTATTTCTTAATAAAATATTAAAAGCTCTAGTGATTAATGGTTGTAATAATTCAGATTGTAATCTGCCAAGCACTGGACCCAATAATCTCATTTTTTCTTCTGTTCGTTGTAATACTTCTGTTGCAGTCATTTGTGGACCAGATTGCATCATTAATTGATCAACGAAAAAATTTTCTCTAATTGCTTTACGTCTTTGTTCTTCCATATTTAAACCCAATGGATTGTTTGCAGCAATATTCATTGGTTCAATTTTATCTCTAGTTCCAGCTCTGTAGTAATTCAATCCTCCAGGTATGGTTCTTATCGGTAAAAGAAAACCATCATCAGGTACAAGCAGTGGAGGATCTATTTGTTTTTGCGCAGCTCTAATTGTTGTTTTAGACATTGTATTTAACATCTTAACATCTGCTAAAGCATTCATCGCAGGCGATCTTCCATAAATTTCATTAGATGCTTTTAAATAACGTGGCACTACATAAGGAAACTCTTCGTAACCGCCTTCTTTTAAAATTGCTCCACTATCTGGATCTACATAAACTGAATAGTAAAGTTTACCTTTATTTCCTTTTGCAATTCCAAATTCTTCATTTGGCATTACTAAATGTAATATTGGAACTTCTTCATGTGGATATGATTTAGCTTTGTCTTTTAAATTTTTTGGTAAGTTTGCTTCACCGAATTTTAACATTACTGTTCTGGCAGGTAGATAGAATTTTCTAAGCATACTATCCACCATGCCTCTTTCATCTTCGGTAATAAAAATTTCTGCAATATAAATAGTTCTAAATCTTAGATCATCATTAATATCTTCTTCAATTAACATGGCTGCTGTACCAAAAGAAATTAAATCGTGGTATAATTCAAATATTTCTTGTTGAAAATTTGATGATGCAAAAACTTTGTACATAACATCTGTACAAGATTCTAACCATTCTTTTGCTTCATCATCTTTATCAAGTTGATTATTTCTATATTTTAAATAAAAAAATGGTGTTGCAATATTAGTTAGCATTCCATGTAATGATGCTGACAATAATTCTAATGCATGAATTGCTGTACCATCAAAAATTAGTTCGTGTCTTTTGTCTCCCTTAGATCTTTTTTTTGTAATGTCTGCTTTTCGCGGCATCATATAATCCGCAACTTCTTGCCAATGTTCTTCCCAAGTTTGACGTTGAGTGTTTAAACTTTGGTATCTATCTAATACCAGTTTTGCTTTTGGGTTAATTGCCATATTATGCGCCTAATAAAGTTTTAGTTGAAAGAGTAGTCTGATCACTTACACCAGATGGAGACGTAAGTATAGTCATAGATCTACCTCTTCTTTTTGCTTTAATTAATCTTGTTGCTTCTCCTTGATCAACTTCTGCAGCTGTTGGTGAAGCTAATGGTTGTGGTTTTGGAGCTTCAACTTGTGGCGCAACTGGTTTAACAGCTCCAGCTCCGACAAGCATTTGTATTCCTTTTCCAAAAACTCCTCCTGATCCACCACCCATATTAACTTCCTAATAATGTTTTTTTTGAAGTAATAGCTTCATCTGTTATTCCAGATGATGAACTAAGCACAGTTGATGCTCTTCCTCTTTTTTTTGCTTTGATTAATCTTTTGCTTTCTGAACCTTCTACAGTTTCTGTTTTTGTTTCTTCAGAAGGTTTTTCTAAACTTTTTTTATATTCTGCTGCACCTTCTTTCATTCCTGATGTTGCTCCTCGTATCATTCCTTTTAATGGTGCCATAACTCCACCCATATTATTCTCCTAATAAAGTTTTTTTCTGTAAAGTTTCTGCTTCTGTTAATCCTTCTGGACCAGTTAAGATTGTAGATGATCTACCTTTACGTTTACGTTTTATCTCAGCTTGCTCTGCTGCAACTTTTGCTTTTCTTTCTTCATCATCAAAAGCAGGCGGCGGCGTTGGCGGCGGCGGAGGTGGTGGTGGTGCAGGAGCTTTAGGCATTAAAAATCCCATGACTATTCTCCTAAAAATTTTGTTAAGTTTTGTAACATGCTAAACCCATATTATATTATTTGTCATTGGTAAATACTTATTTAGAAAAGATCTTATACTCAGAATCTGTAGCTCTAGGCATAGATGTGTTTTTAGTTAGTACATCATTTACCGATAATGCTAAATATCTAAAAGCATCTGCGGCATGAGATGACCAGGCATGAACTGGCTTACTATGAAATATCTTCATCTTTTCGTTATATTTTCTATGATAGTGTCTTAATGCATCAACTAAATGTTTACAATTATCCATATCAATCCAGCATCTAGGTAAGATCATTTTAGCTGAGTGGATCCCATCTTCCAGCGGTAGTTTCGGCAAAATTTTAAAATTAATACCTAGCTGGTAAGCAACATCTCTTCTAGTCTTGCCAGAGGAAAATTCAGTAACTTCTATATCATGCGGAGCATAATGCGTTTTATAAAAGTAATCTTTCTTGCTAACAATATCGCAATAATGCGGTAAACCTTCTTTGTTATTTTCATAGTAATCTATTATATGGATTGCAGCGCCAACTTGTTGATAAAATATTATAGCTGTAGAATCTCCAACTCCAATATCCCATGCGGTATTAACTGGAAACGCAGGATTGTAAGGAACTCTAGTTAATTGTTTTTTATCTTCCAAATCTTTAATAATAGATCCGAAAATAGATCCTGATATATTTGCTATCCAGGAGCATTCAAATTCTTGTTGATATTTTTCTTCACCCATCTGCTCCCTTGCAGCTTTTAATTCTGCTTCATCAACTATCTTTGTTTTGGATGCAGGAGCTGTATAAGCAAACCAATCGTCATGGGTTAATGCATATTGATATAATTCATAAAACTGGTTTGACATTCCAGCAGGTGTTCCAATAAAAACGCACCATCCTTTTCTGTCGGATAGGCAGGGTCTTAAAACTTCGTTCCAAAGTGTTGGATCTATTTGCGCCATCTCATCGCAACAAGCTCCATCTAAAAATATACCCCTAATGCTATCAGGTGTTTCAGAAGATAGAAGGGTTATTCTGGCGCCATTGGGTAGATCGCAACGTAATTCTGTTTCGTGAAATTTAGCTCCTGGTATTACTCCTGCGTATTGTTTTAAATAATCCCAAGCAATGTTTTTCGCCTGGCGATATGTTGGAGCGATATAGGCATATCTAGGATTCTTTTTTGTGTTTAGCATTGCCTCAATAAGCAAATGATTAATTAACATCACCGACTTGCCGAACCTTCTATGACAAGCAAGAACAGAAAATCTATGCTGCCTTAACTTCTCATGTAGCTCTTCTTGCTGGGGTCTAGGATCGTAAGGTATATCAACAATCATTAGTGTATCTTTGGCATGTCAGAAATATCATCTATTTTATGATAATCAATTCCAATCTTTTTTAAAATCTTATTTGCGAATTTATCCATGTGTTCGTTATCTTCAAAACCATTAAAATGGATAACCAAAGAATTGGTATCTTCATTTACAAATAACAATGCGGTAATTAATGCATCTTCATCTTTAGGCATAATGAGCGTGTGGCTGTGTGTGTGAAATTCCCAATATAGATATAAATAATTTTGGCGCCTGGCGGCTCGGGTATACCCCCTCAAATGTTCTTGGTTTGTTCGCCAAAATCCTATTAATACAACCTATGCTGCATTTCCGATAATTAAACGTTATCGGAACTGAACTCCATAACGCGCGCGCAAGACTGTGTGTCAATGTATACATTAACCAACTATTCAACATCTTGAGCATCAACATTAATTGTTTTCTTTACCTGTCCACCCCAACGAATAGTGATTGTGTTATCCTGTTTAATCTCTTGCTTAGACTTCTCACCAAAGATATCCGATATCAATTTACTAACCATCCAACGTACGTGAGTTAACTTCTCTCGCCAATACATCATCTCCTGATTACTTTTAGGATTAGCTAATTCTTCGTTAATCTCATCAAGCAATGTAAACGCTCCAATCCTTCGCGCTTTCATTACAGTGTTATAAATCTTATCATCCTCGCGCATCCACTTGTAAACAGTAGACAAACTTGGCATTGATTTATCTTTGCAAATTTTTGTTAAAGGTATTCCCTTCTCTAGCTCAGTAGAGATTTTATCAAGTGTTATTAACTGTTGAGATTTCTTCTCCTGGATCTCGCTGCTTAATGTATTTTGCTCTGAGTTCATCTTCAGTTAAATGTTTTAAAAACTTTAAGTTACGTAATGCTTTGAGTTTACCTTCAATCGTCTTAGCATTCCAATCACTCATTCCTCCATGATTTTTACATCTATAAAAACCAGATTTCATTAGATAACCCTTTGCCTTGCAACGTACAGTGTATTTGCTACCTCTCGTCATGCTATCGCACTGTATCTTGTGTAAAGGTTTTCCAACCATATCTTGTGGTTTATCTAAGCGAATATACAACCTATTGCAACACATAAGTTATAAACACTAATCAGGTATTGGTTCTTGTTTTTTAAAGCGATGAATCTTAAATCTTTTGCCACTAACCTTTTCTTCAACGCATACAAATTCACCTTCAATTCCAATGGCTTTAAATCTAACTGAGTATTTGTCATCCAAATGGATGGGGGATCTAAGGTTTAACTGTATTGGGTTTTTACTAAAATTTTTATAATTCCTATTATAGTTATATATATCTAGTTTATTATTATGCCTGTGAGGCACATCTGAGTGTTCTGTGAGGCATATCTTGTTTTGAAGCGGTAAAGTATACGATTGCGTTGATCTAAGTCTATGCACAATTATAACCTTTAGTCTAGCAAGCTCCGCAATAGATCGCCTAACACTAGAATACGATAAACCTGTTAATGAACTAATAGTTTTCATCTTAGGGAAGCATTTTTTCGTCTTTTCATTCCAGAAAGTAACTAGCGCATAATAAACTAGCTTAGATTGTGGGGATAACTTATCATGCCTCATAATCACTGGATCTAATTTGTGATACAAGCTCATTTGTAGACTAACCTGTTTCCTTAATACAGAACTTCTTGTGATTAACATGGTATTCAGTCATTGTCTTGATCCAATCATCAAGTGTTAATTGGAACATCTGAGATTTGAATGGTGCTATTTTCTGTACCCTAAAACCACTCATAACACCCTTAATTTCATCGTATTGATAAAATACCAGATAAGCATCCAACTTAGCTCTCTCAGCTAACCTGCGTGTTGTAGTAGAAGTTTTGTATGCTTGGTTTTTATCGTAACAAGTCTCGGCAAGAAATAAAGGTTCATAACACTTCCTGCATATTTCAACCTGATCTAAATCAATCATACCTAAATTATCATCAGCATAACGATGCCAATTTGAATATTTATCGCCTTCATTATAGTAATTATCTCTTGCCATTATTTATTTTTTATTAATTTGCTAATTTCTAGTTGATTTGCATTCAGTTCTTCTGTTAAAATCGTTACCCTTTTTTCTAATTCATCAATCACTAATCGCTGTCTTTCAATACAACTACTTTGCTTTAGTATAATTGCTTCTAGATCATTGGGTCCACGTTCCATTATGCTATGCTGCAAGTATAGGCAAAAACTTCTTTGCTTTTATAAAATGTACCCATCTGGGTATGTTTTTTGCCTTTTACTTTTCCTGAGTATGTTAATTTTTTAAATGCGTAATCACAAAAATGAGGATCATATTTATGCACTTTGTATTCATAATTGTGTATGTAACCATTCATCATTATAATTGTTAAAATAATTTTCATTTAACCTTTTCAACACTGATAATTACTGAGTTTGGAATAATATTAGTATTAGCAATCTCAACATTATTCTCATCATCATTATCAACACTGTAATCAGCAAATGTTATTGTGTCTGTTTTAGTTTTCTTTAAAATATGACAAAGACTTTTAACTACAGCTGTTTTTTGATTAGTGGCATCGTCAATAGTCTGCCAGGAGCTGTCTGAAACAATGTCTTTCCAGGTAACTATGTAATGCGTAAAATCTATTGTAGAATTTTTATATTTTTTAGATTTCTCTTTTCGCTTACCCATAAAAATCCTGCGGTTTAACTTTATTACCTGTTTTGTTTTGTATATTAATAATATTTGAGCTGCGTGGTATTCTCTCACCTAAACACCATTTACGAACTGTGGCTGTTGGATTATTGCCTTTGATTTCTAATAGCTTTGCTAATCCACTATAACTAAGGTTATTTTTGTTTTTAAAATCTAATAACTTCATAGCTGTATACATATAGCCAAAAAAACTATATATTCAACTGAATAACTTATGAACAATGTCAATAACTATTCTATTGTTATTTGTTCTATATTAATTCATAAGCTGTATTGAACGATATGGAAACATTATCAAACTATTTACCAGATAAAGTTTTATCTGATTATTTTGCTGCTAAAAAAAATAAAGAACTATTACCGATCTGGTCCCAAAAATATAACATAGATCATATGTCGCCATCACAACTAAATCAAAAAGATGGGGTATGGAGTTTTAAATATTTATTTTGTGATGAAAGAGATCGCAGAGATTTTGAAATAAATTCTAAAATGCAAGCAGGTAATGCAGTAGGTAAAGCAGGAATATTATTACATGGAGATGTTGAGTGGGTAGGAGATAAACATGTTATTCATAAACCTTATCCGAAAATTGATGATGTTGTATTTGATAAAATATATGAACAAGCAATATCATACTACATGGAATATAAACCTGTAGATGATTTAGATCGTCAACAATTTCAAAACAATAAAGAAAATTTAATTGAAACAATTAAAACATTTTTTAAAGCATTTAATGAAATAGGTTTAAAAAAACCAGTTCATTGTGAAAGAACTATTGCTGTAAAATTAAAAAATTGTGTACTGCCAGTTATCGGCAGAATAGATTTTGAAGATGATAATTCATTCATTGAGCTTAAGACGAAATGGGGAAGGAAAGCTCCTAAACCTAAAAAAGATGGAACAACTTCTTTTTATAATGTTAAAATAAATGACAATCCTGATCCTGCTCACTTATTACAAGTTGCCATCTACTGGCTAGCAACGAAAAAAAAACCTCATTTGTTATACATCACAAAAGAAGATTATAAAATATTTACTCCAGAAAATTGTGAAGAGCTGCAACCAGAAAAATTAAATAATTATATTACACAAGCGCAAATCGTTGCTTACAGAAGAGAAAGATTAATGGCTAGACACAATGGTGAGCATAGTTACTTTACAGATCTGGACCCAGACTTTGATCATCCTTATGCCTGGAACATTGGATCTCAATATAAAAATAAAGCAATGCAATTATGGGGTTTTACTAAATGAAAAGAACTATTGAAATGATCGTTGTTAATCCAACGTGTGAAATTAAGAAATTTAAAAGCAGACAGTTCGTTAATAAAATAAAAATTAACACTATAGTTGGTTTTATTTTGTTCTCCCTTTTATGTCTGATTTTAAATAACCTGGAGAGTGTGCAAGCCATTCTCCAGGCATTAACAATAAAGGTAATAAAATGACAAATAAAGAAATGTTTAAAGACGTAGATAAAAAATCTTCATTAGCTGTACGCATGTATAACGTAATGAAGAATGCTAAGTCTGTAACAAAAGAAACAGCTCGCGGTGGTGTTCCTTACAAAATTGTAACACACAATGAAGTAAATAACACTATTAAAGCTGAGATGATTAAGCAGGGAATAATTGCTATTCCTTCTGTCTCTAATCATACAAGAGAAGGTAACTTTACAATGGTGTCTATAGACATGAAATTTATGAATATAGATAATCCAGAAGATTGTTACATAGCGCAGGGATTTGTTGGATATGGAGTTGATCCATCAGATAAAGGAATAGGTAAAGCAATTAGTTATGCAACTAAGTATGCTTTGCTAAAAACTTTTATGCTTGAAATAGGTGATGATGAAGAGAGTGAACTTCACAATCTAAAACCAGAACCAGTTTCAAAGTTTACACAAAGCTCTGCAAGAAACAACATAATCAACCAAACCAAAATAGGAGGTTTTAATGGCTGATGCTAAAAACAGTGGAGGGATATTCTTTACAGATCCTTCTACTAAAGAAAAAGAAACAGACTTTGATTTCACAGGTACTGCAATTTTATCTGGTTACAGATTAGTTGCTGATGCTGGTGCATCATCAAAGTTGTATATAGGTGGTTATAAAAAAATAGTTGGCGCAGGAAAGTCTATGCCTGAAGGCACTGAGTTCTTGTCTATCTATTCTGTTAAACCAGCTAAAGATGGAGCTGCCGCAGCTAAACCTGCAGGTGGTTACCAAAAGCAAACCTACAGGAGATAAAGATGAAATATAGCTTAACCAAAAAACAAAAAAAGATTTTTGATTTTGTGAAGAGCTATATTCAGAAAAATAAGGAAGCTCCCTCGTATGAAAAAATCATGCGAGGGGTGAACCTTAAATCTAAAAATTCTGTATATAATTATGTTCACCAATTAAAGGATAGAGGATGGATTACAACGAAAATAGGCAAATGCAAGAGCATGACACTGATAAAATAAGTTTATCAGATATAACCAAAGATCCAATTACACAAAAAGTTTTGGATAAAATTATTTCAAGATCAATTATTGGAATGAAAAGATTTGGAGTTACGATGCACGACAATCCAAAAGATGTAGATCAATGGTTACTTGAAGCGCAAGAAGAAGCAATAGATTTAATAAACTATTTAGAGATTGCGATTGAGAGATATAGGAAGTTAAAACAAAAACTTCACGCGCTTATGCAAGACAATGGATAAGTATAAAAAAATTATTTATGGCGAGTGTATGTTTCGCATTGAAGAAGAATTTGAAACTTTAGAAGATGCTAAAAATTCATCACCAACAAATAAAGCAGTTTATAAAGTTGATAATATAAAAGTTGTAAGAACTTTAATTAAAATAAAAGATTCAGAATAAGTTATTGATTTATCTACATTATTTCTTTGTGTATATATCTAGACATTTTGGCTAGACACTGTCATATATTAGGTATGACAAACAAACTAACCAACAACAGGAGGCAGCATGAACAATACTGAAAAGTTTAAATGCACTGGAGCTATAGAAGCAGGTTATTCTGTAAAGGTGCAAGTAAGCAGAACTGGAGCAACTAAAGAAGAAGCATTAAAAAATCTTTTAGCTGTGTTCCCAAAAGCAGAACCAGTTTTCCCTTCAAAAGATTTTCACTATTCGGAGGTGGCATGATCATTAGTAAAACTCAATTAGATTTAATTAGAAGATCATCAGATGAAATTCTATTAAATAAATATGATTATTATAACAGCATGCCTGTTAGAACTTTAACAGCTCTTCTTAATCTTAAAGCAATCAAACAAGAATTAGATAGAAGAAGTCTTTTAGATTTTAAGATTAACGAAGATCAATATGAAATGGAGGTAGCATCACTATGAATAAACTTATTAAAGATAAATACGTACTTGCTCAATCATTCTTACAAAAATCATTAGATGAACAAGATCCAAAATTATCAGACTTTTACTACACTCAATATGTTGAGATGTTATTTAAAGCTGATGATGATGAACTAAAACAGAAAGAGGTAACTCAATGAAAATAATTAGATGTCCAGACTGTAATAGCGCTAGAGTACAATACTTAGCAATCCAAAGAAATCTTGCTTATTTACAAAGCGAGCTAACTCAGGAATGGTATACTCCAAACATTACAACTCAGGATATCCAGGCAGATCCCAATCCAACTTTTAGATGTATTAAGTGCGATAATGAATGGATAGGCATTAATGATTGAAACATTTCAAAATTTATTTTGGTATGAATTAATTTTAATTTTAATTTTAGTATTAATATATTTTAACAACAGGAGATAATATGCTTACATACATAGTTACATTAATGCAGATTCTTATACTAATAGCAGCAGGATCATTAGTTTATGATGTTGCTAATTTTTTATTTCAATTTGATCAAGGAGATATCAATGAGTGAATTTACTAAAGCAGCTATTATAAGATTAAAAACTTCCATTAAAGGAAGAACCAAAACAATTAACAATAAAGAATACAGAGAAGGTTTTATTACTGGGTCCAGACTTGTTTGGGATTTTATGCATAGAGAAGTCTCTAAATATAAAGCTAAATATTATGCTGTTATTTCTAAAAAGAAATTATATGCAATTAAAGAACCAACTAAAAAAAATAATATAGTTAGTATATTTCCTGAGGTTAATCATATCCTGGAAAAAGTTTGTAAAAGATTTGATGTGTCATTAGACGAGATTAAGTCTCCAAGTAGATTACAGAAATTTGTATATGCAAGAACTATAGCTATTAATATAATGCTTGAGAGAGCTAGCATGAATTATACAATCGTTGGCAATGTTCTTGGCAAGAGAAATCATACAACGATTATGTATCACCATAACCAGAAAAATTTAAAGATAGGTTATTGGAAACCACAGAATGAAATCTGGAATATTTACGAGGAACTAAATAAAGAACTATAAAATAGTTTTTTTCTTTTTAGGAAAACCAGCTTTCATATTTCTATATGCTTCAGGAGATATCGTTGAATCTTTTTTTGATCTAGATATTCCTGCTTTCCTGCGTTTATTTATGTTATAATATAAACCTTTGTTTTCCATTATAGTATAGTCTTTTTCTTTTTCTTAACACCAGTGATAGTTCCTTTATTTTCTGATGCATAAAAAACTTCTTTAGCTTTAGCTCCATATTGTTTTTTCATGGCAGCCATAATCTTTTTACCTTTTTCATTTAGTGGCATAATATCTTTCTTCTTTTCTTTGTTCGGCAGCTCTTCGTCTTAGGTTATCCTGGTGGTATCTATCAAAGCAATCACCATCTCCTGCATGACAAAATCGCAAACCTTCTGCATTAATAACCCAACCACCCATATTTGACAACAATTCTTTGTTGCAAATAAAGCAGAAACCACAACGAAATACTGAGTTCTTTTTTTTTCTCACGACTTCTTATGTCTCGCAGCGAAAGCTCTGGCAGATTCTTTATTTCTAAACCCCCATGCTTTTAGCGCTAAAGCCAGTCTAGTGGGTCTATTTTTGCTATCCTTCATGGGTCCAGCCATACCGCCAAATCGTGCGGCAAAAGAGATCCTACGAGGGTTTAAACCACCTTTAACTGGAGCTTTAAGGTTAGATCCTTCTGTTCTTTTAAAGTAAGCTCTACCTGCGGCTGTTAATCCACCTTTTGGATTCTTATGTTCTTTTCTCATAACACTTACATTTATTTAATAACAGGCAACCATACATTGTTTTAAATATACAGTACATAATAATTATACTCTACCTTGTCCCACGTAGGGTTTATAAGTCTTATGCTTATTAACTCTTTTGGTATGCCTACCTTTTCTTTTCTTAGGTGGTTTTCTTATATGTTTGTTTTCTAGATTTTTTCTTGCCATTATAGTCTTTGTTGATTGCTTTCTTTTTATACTTCATTGCAAATGCTGTTTGTATTTGATTACTCATCTTTATTAATTGCAGATTTATTAGCTAGTGTTCTTGCAATACTTTCTCCTGATCTGCCAACAACATAACCACCCAAACCTATTTGTAACAATGTCCAGACATCTCCTGGAAGTTCAAATGTTATTACAGATCCAAGAACTATTTTTATTATGGGTCCCAATATATAATTCCATACAAGAATAAATATAAGAACATACATCAGCAGGGGTCTCCAGGATGAAACAAACCAATTAGATTTAGCTTCAGCTTCTACAATAGATGCAGCTGCTTTTAATTCTTCTGTAGATGATTTAAGTAATTGTTGATTTAATTGAAACTTTAATTTTTCAGCAAGATCTTTATCAGGTATTGCTTTATCAATAGTTGAAAAAAGCATCTTAGCAAGTGGCGCAACGATTTGTAAAGCAGGTAACATTATACAATCTCCATTGTTGAATAAACAGTCTTACCATCTATTCGCATTGCTTTCAAATATTCTCTTCTATTATTATTAACATTGTAAGAACAATGAACCCACCCTGAGTTATCTTCAGCAGGGTTCCAGAACTCAAGTATTAACTGATCAAATTCTAATGTTTTATAGATCCAGTTAGCTAATTGTAAATTTGGAATACCTTCTATTTCAAAGTCTGCTGCTTTACCTTCTGTATGTTGAGACTTAATAGTTGAACCAACAGCTAGGCATAGCTCAGGTGATCTATAACCAGAAGTAATTTTAATTGGCATTTGAAATGCATCTCTTATTGGCTGCAATACATGATCGCATAATAATTGTAGATTTTTAATATGCTCAACTTTAGGAATATTAATTATCTTTTTTTCTTCTGCAGTTTTAGAATAGGTTAATTCTTCTAATGTAAAATTATTGGATAGTTTCATTTGATTGTTATTCTTCCATCTTTATTAACATAAACTATTTTAACATCTAAATGTTTTTGTCTTTTGTTTGGCGCTCTATTAATACGATCTTTATTTTTGTTTCCATACTTTGTGTCTGACAATCTAAAAGATTCTGTCTTAACATCATAGTTATTATATTCTTTTGTTTTGATATTATAAGTTACGATATCTACTGGACCCACACCGCATAATGGTATGAACACTAATAGATCAGGATCTTTGGCAAAGTAAGATTGCGCTATCGTTTCACTAAGCACACCTTTGTTGCTTGTTTTCATTATCTAAATGTTTTTAGCAAGCCAACTATTGCGCCGACGATACCGCCGACTATTATTAAGAAAGCAATAACACCCTTACCTTTATTCATATCGGTACGCAGATCCTTAACATCAGATCTTAACTCATCTATTGTTTTAATGAGCTGTGCCATTCTCTCAGCGCATAACTTCTCATGTGCTGATAAACGAACTGACGTAGTAGATATCTTGTGTTTTGATTTCATCGCAACACAATAGCTAGTGGTATTAAAAAGTCAATCCCAGATTGTAGTATAAATAAGGGTGGATTTTAACCCACCCCTATTATAAGGATTAATTATTCTTCATCCTCATCTTCGTCATCTAGATCAAAATCTTCATCTTCATCTAGTTCATCCTCGTATGCTACATGAGCATCATCAGGATTTATTTTCAGCTCCAAATCATCAAGAAGATCTTTAATCTCATAGATAATATCTTCTGCTGATTTTTGTTTTTTTGCCATGCTAACTCCTATAGTTGGTTTGGCAAATGCGGAATAGAATTAATTGAATAATAAGTAAATAAAATTATTTTTTATAACTTATTGTTTTGTAATTATTATTTATTTATTTTTATATATTTTTTCTACTGTTTCTAAATAATTATTCCAGAAAGACTTAACGTCTGCTGCATAATCATTAAAGAATTTATTCCAGTAGTTTTTAATGTCTGTATAATTAAGCATTAAGAAACTCCAATTCATGTTCGTTATAAGGTATCATGCGAGCTATATAGTGCATGATATTATAATTACAAGTATTAGAATTTAGATTTAATGGATTCTATTAAATCATTTACTACATGCTCATACTTCCAGCCAATGTAGATACCAATGATTAAACCTATGATTAATGTTATCATATTATCTCCTATTTAGTTGATCCATAAACTTACCATAATACTCTGTACTACCCAAATGATTTATAGGAGTAGATAAGTCAGTCCAGATCTCAAAGCCACACTCTTCAGCTAATCTACAGAAGTAATAGTCTTCAGATAAGAATCTGTTTACTCCATCTTTTTCTTTATATATTCCAACTGGAAAGAAATCGTAAGCATTGTCTGATCCTTCTATTCCTGTTCTTAGATCTGGTTTATATTTAAGCTGAGGATTCTTATCCATGATTGTAGTAAAGACTTCACGTTTAATCATCATAAAACCTGTGGCACTTTCCTTTACTCTTGCAAAGCCATCTCTAAATTCTGTGTTAGGATATAGATTAACATTGAATTGCAAAAGATAATCACGCATTAGTTTCTCATCTATGTTTGTATTCTTCTTGATACGATCTAGTAATTGCTGCCAATAGAAACCTTTGACAGGATAGGTGCAGGTTACAACTTCTTTATTAAAGTCTATTATTCTTTTTAGATTATCAATGGTAAAACCTATGTCAGCATCAATGAATAATAAATGAGTACCATTAAATTCTTTATTATCCAGGAACTTAGTTACAAACTTATTTCTAGCACGATTGATTAAGGATTCAGTTGGTAAGGTTTCAACTCTAATATTATGTCCCTGATCGTTTAACCAACGTAATGTATTTAATATAGAATGGAATGTTAAGTTACTAACGTTACCACCATAACAAGGTATTGCTATTAAAATGTTCATCGTTGTATGAACAGTTTTATATTATGGCTTAATTGGAAATACTATTGAATTAACTTGTTCAACTGTGGATAAACCTTCAGTTAAATCTCTTAGTTGCTGGCGGTACGCCTTCATTGGTTCTGATAATGTATTGTCAACCAATGCTTGATAATCTGTTTGTGCAAGCAAAGCATTACGTTTAGCTCTAAGTGAAGCTAATGATCTATCAAATGCTCCATTGTTCCAAGCAATTTCTTCTGCCTGACGTTGAGCTATTTCCTCAGCACTAAGGGGAATTTGTATTCCATCTACTAGTTTATGTTCTGCCATATTATCTCCTATTTATTATTGTTAATTGAATTAGTCAAGTTATACGATGCTACTTTAGTTTCATTGGATAAATTCATTTATACAATGCCATACATTAAAATAGTACCATCCATATTGCCACTATTCATTTTAAAATCAATAGCATTTATAGCACTTGTTGTGTTAAAATATCCAGCATTAAAGTTATTTTCAGAAAAATTACTTGCTTCATAAATTTGTTTTGTTGAAATAAAATGTTTAACATAAGTTGTGGAAGCAGGATTAAATAAAGATAAAGTACCACAAGAATTTTCATCTGCACCATTTCCTAAACCACCAGTTAATAATTGATAACCTGTTCCTTGAGCTTGGTCAAATCCAGTTACATAAACTAATGCAGTGCCAGTATCGGCTTCATCATGATATGATCTAAATGTTGTTGTTGTCATTGTAGTTGCATAAGAACTTCCACCATTTGTAGAACCCTGAAAAGATAATTGTGCATTATCTGTTCTTGGGTGTATATCAATAAACCAAAACTGATACTCTTTATAAGTAGAATCAATACCAGTAGTAAAAGAAATAGAAGCTGAGTTACTAGCTGTCTGCGAACTTAATAAAACCATGTTACCAGTAGCCACTGCAGCATTGTAAGCTGTTACATTGGCAATAGAATTGTTAGTCAATGAAGCTGGTAATAGAATACCACTTGTAGTTATATTGTTTGCGAATGATCTTGTAATAGTTCCCATTATGATTTTTTCACTCCGTATAGTTTAATAATTCCATCATCTATATTACCAGACGACATCTTAAATTGAATAGCATTAATTGCTGAAGTCGTATTAAAATATCCAGCAATATAATAATTAAAAGTATATGGTGTGTCATGGTAAGACATATAATTAAATTTTGCTATAAAATGTTTAACATAAGTAGTGGAAGAAGGATTAAATATAGTTAATTCTCCAACATTACCACTATCGTTTTGTGTTCCAGCATTACCATATAAATATTGAAAAGATGTAGATTGTGCTAAATCTCCACCAGTATCATAAGACAATGTGGTAGCTGAACCATCTTCTCTATGATAAGTATAAAAAGCAGTTGAGGTTATTGTAACTCCATAATTACTTCCACCATCTGTTGAACCTTGAAATGTAAAATTAGCTTGTGCTGAATTGTGTAAATTAATAAACTTAAATGTATATTCATCATAAGTAGAATTTAATCCAGTAGTAAAAGATATTGTCGCAGATGCACTAGCTGTTTGTGTAGATAATAATATTAATGTTCCACCACTAGCATTAGCAAAAGAAGTTACAGCACTTACTGAAGAATTTGTAATTCCAGCAGGAAGTATAACTCCACCAGTTGTAATGTTGTTTGATAAACCTCTAGTAATTGTTCCCATTATTTAATTCCGTATAAGTATATTGTTCCGTCAAAGTTACCACTTTCAAATTTAAACTGTAGTGCATTAACAGCAGATGTAGTATTTCCATATCCAGCTACTAAAAAATTAAAAACAAAATTTGAACCAGTTGTATTACTTATAAAATGTTTAACATATGTTGTTGAAGATGGATTAAATAATATTAATGAACCAGAAATTGAATCACTAGCACCAGTATCTGAATAACCAATATCTTGGAATGCTGTTGATTGTGCTAAATCTCTACCACTATCATAGTCTGCACCATAAGATGTATCTGCTTGATTATGATATGCTCTAGCAAATGTAGTTGTTTTAGTTACGTTGTAATTAGAACCGCCATCTGTACTAAAATTAAATTCAAAAATATTTCCTGTTCTAGGATGTATTGAACTAAACACAAACTTATATGCTTTATAAGTTGAGTCTAATCCAGTTGTAAAACTAATTGAAGCTGAGTTATTTGCAGTTTGAGAAGATATAAATGTAATTCCATCACTAGCATTTGCAAGTACAGTTATTCCAGTAACAGAAGAATTGGCAATAGCAGATGAAGTAAATACTCCACTTGTTGTAATATTGTTTGCTATGTTCCTAGCTATTGCTCCCATAATTATGATAACCTACAAGTTAGTTTCATTAGCTTAATCTCAAATATCGTACTGTAATTTCTGCTAGATTTGCTGGTGCAGTAGCAAATGTTAAAGTTGTACCTGATATTGTATAGTCATCAGTTGGAACTAAAGTTAATCCATTAACCACAACTAAAATATCTGCGACAGCTCTACCAGCATCTATTGTAATTGTTGTAGCTGAACCATTACCTGTAAAGTTAGCTGAAGAATAAGCACCACCAAGTGGTAAATATCTATAAGTAATCTCAGCAGATGAAGCTGGAGCTGTTGTGAATGTTAATGTAGTTCCTGATATTGTATAATCTGTTGTAGGTGTTAATTGGAATCCATTTACAAATACCAATACATCTTCAACTGTTCTACCAGATGAAATTGTAAAAGCTGTTGTAGATCCATTGCCTGTGGCAGTACCTGATGTGTATGTGTAAATAAATGTGGGATCTTTTCCAATGTATGGCATTAAACTATTTCATCCCAAGTTAAATTATTTTCGTTCCATTTATATATTTTATCATCTTGTGGTTTAGCAACTGGTGATTCCCAACGACAAGTATCTTCATTTAATACCCAAGAGTTAAAAGGTTTAGGTGGAATAAAAGCATCTCTATCTTCATCATAAGTATAACCTATTCCTGCATGATTTTTTCTTAAAGGTGTTCCACCAAAGTCATGTAATCCACCATGAGTATTATATGATGTTTGTTTCCATACAGGATAACCTGTAAGTTTAGTTAAAAAATCTATACCGATTACTTCTTGTTCTACTCCATTACTGTCATGTAGAACTTCATTAACTACTGAAAGAACTTCAATTACTTTTCCGTTTAATCCTATTTTTGCAAAACTAGCCATTATGCTGTGTAACTCCCCGAACCATTAAATTTTAAAATTGTATTACTACCAGAAGTAGTAACTGTTGGAGAACCTGTTGTAGTTCCTGAATATCTAGTTGTAAGCATACTCAATATAACAACTCCTTTTCCTCCGCTAGCACCATCTCCACCAGAAGAACCAGAATCTCCACCTCCACCTCCTCCACCTAAAT